CTCCAGGTCCTGGTATTCCCACCAGAGAACCCCGTCGACGTGGATCCCACCGGCGCCGCCCTTCTGCAGGAACTGGATCGCGAAGTTCGCGTGGTCGACCCTGCTCAGCTTGCCGATCGCCGTGTAAACCACCTGCTCGAGATCCAAGAGGCCGGCGCCCTCGCTCTTCGTGGCGTCTGGCCTGTTGGCGCCCACGAGCGGTTTCTGGCCGATGGCGTCGCCGGGGATCGCGACGATGATCCGGACCACGACGCGGACGGACCAGAAGTCTGGCTCCTCGCCGAAGCGCGGATCGGCTCTCCAATCCGCCGGCATGATCATCGCGATGGGGACTCGCATCGACGTGAGCGACTTCGCCGGCTCGTACCTTGAGATGACGACGGACCCGGACCCGAACGCAGGAGCCGAGCCGCCTGGCCACGCCTGCGCGAGCAGCTTGGTCTGGATCTGCTGGAGCATCGTCTTCAGGTTCGCCACGGCCTATGCTTTCTCCTCGAATCGCGCTGCCACGATTTCCGGAAGCTTTTCGAATAGCTTGGCAGTGATCTTGTCCGCCAGAATGTTCGCCATCTTCTCCGTTCGCCCGTCGTCGATCCTCCTTCCGGCCTCCTCGAAGGCCTTCCGTTCCACGGTCGAGAGGCAGCGCCACTCCGACGGCGTGATCTGGCCCACGGCTCGGAGGTAGGATTCCGCGTGGTCGACGAGGAGCCCGAACTGTTCGGACGAGATCTCCGCCGTTCCCCGGAAGGTGTCGGAGATCAGCCAGCCGATCTTGTCCGTCTGCTCCTTCATGGCAGATCCGAAAGTAGCCCTGCCTCGTACACTCGGAAGTTCGAATCCGGCGTCCCCGTGAACTTGAGCCCCAGGCCGTATTCTTCCTCCATGCTCATTCGGAGCTCGGCGTCGTCGGCGATCTGCGGGATCGCGTTGTAGAGCTTTACGGCCGGATGATTCGCGGAGGCCTTCGGCGTGAAGAGCAGAGTCCCTGCCTTGCTCGACCCCATCGTTCCAGGCTTCGTGCCTCCAGTCCCCGGTCTGAAGAGCCAGTGGACTGCCGTACCCACCGCCGACTTCGCTGCCGCCGCCGAGATGGCATCCGTGTCCGGGTAGCGCACGATCGCGGAGATCGTGACTGGGGACTCTCCGGTGTAGACGGAGTCGATGATGGTCCCGAGCCTGGGATTGAAGAGGTGCGCCCATCGCGGGTTCGGCTGAAAGCGAATCCCGCGACAGGTCCCGATCTCCGTCCCGTTCCACGAAAGTCTTCCCGGGACGAAGATGATTCTCCCGGAATCGGCTACTGCCACCGCTATACGGCCGCAGACACGCGACCGCCTCCTAGACCGGATTCGCGCTCAAAGTACCTCGAGGTCTCGCGGATCATGTCCTTGGCGAGCTCGTCGGTGATGCCGACGAACGGTCTCGGAAGGACCGTCTGCTTGTGGAACCTTCGGAAGAGCGCCGGCCAGAGCTTCGGAAAGTATCCCTCCCGTCCGCTCCGGAAGTTCCCCTTCTTGTCGACCAGCCAGTCGCGGCCGCGGCGATAGCCTTCCTCGGAGATCCGGATGGTCGACCGCCCACCGTTCTGGACGCGCCCGGCATACGGCTTGTTCGATCCCGCCTCGGTTGAAGTCTTCTCCGCCCGGAACGACACGGAGCCCCAGAGGCCGCCTCGCATGCCCTCGTCCACGGCTGCGGGCCGGTCCTGGAACCGGTTCGGCTTCGGCTTCGATCTCCCATCGTTGAAGTCGGAGAGGGCGCCGGCGATGTTGATGATCGGCGCCTCCATCCCCGGATACCGCGGCGGCCACTCGACGTCGCCCAGGCGCTGATCGAGGAACGCCCTTTGGGAAACCTCGACCATCATCGCTCCCCAGCGCGTCATGAGGCCCTCAGTGTTCTTCCTGGGCGCGTTCGGCTGGTCGAGGGCCCGGTCCAGGTCCTCGAGGACCTTGAGCCATCGTTTCTGGACGTCGCTGTAACCGGCCATGTCTATGAGTCCGAGAGATAATCCCGGCTTCCCGACGGGTTGCTCGCCGGGGTGTTGGGCTTGAGCTTGCCGAACGCGGACATGTCGGCCATGGGCTTCGCGCCCGGCGCCTCCTCCGTGGGACGCATCTTCGAGCGCGTGGACATCGCAATACGATCCCGGCCGGTGACTTTCCCGAGTTCGAACTTCAGGGCTTTCTTCCAATCCGTCCAGGTCTCGAGCTGGGCCTGGCCAGTCAGGACGAGGAGCCGGACGAGGACCCCTTCCACCGCGTACAGGACGTGCCGATCATCCGTATCGTCGTAGGCGACACCGGCCATGACCTTGAACGCAGCCTGGACGTCGGTCTCGGCGTTCGTGAGCCTCGTGGTGTCGATCGTGGTCGACGTCGAGTTCTGAGGGTTCGAGGCGTTGATCAGGATCTGCGCCGACCAGCGCGACTGGACGTTCGCGTCGAGGGACATCCGGCCCTCCTTACTTCACGAGGAGACGAATCGTGGCTCCGCCGGTCTCGGTCGAACCCATGACGCCCTGGACGTAGCGCCAGCGGCCGAGCTGCGCGCGCGTGTCCTGGTTGAGGCCGACGCTCTTGTTCGAGGCCACGGTGATCGAGACGGCAGACCCGGCCTGGGTCTGGAGTTGCTGGAAGAGGGTGCCATCGTCCGAGACGTTGAAGGTCATCGTCGTCGAGAGGATCGTCCCGACGACGATTAGGCCGACGATTTCCTGGTTCCCGTCGACGATGCCGAGGTCGGCGGTGTTGGAGGTCGTCCCGCCGTTGGCGACCGTGAGGGTTTTCGTTTTGGTTGGATCGGCCATTGTTGACTCCTATGCGTCTGCGAACGTGATTCCCGAGGTGACGCTCGACGGAAGATAGAATCCAGGGAATGCGAACCCGAGCGTCCGCTGATTGATGCCGTCCGATCCCGTGACCATGTCCGCGAAGTTGAACTCGTCGAAAATCCTGGGCGCTTTCCAGACCGGCGCGGAACTCGGGATCACCGCGAAGTAGCCATCAAACCCGTTCCCGGACGTCGCCGGCGTCAAGGGGAAGAGCAGGATCTCGGAGATGTAGAGACTGCCGCCCGTCGACGTCCAGTCGATGTCGATCTGGAGATCATCCTCGGCGAATACGCGGTACCAGTTCGACCAGCCGCGGTTCGGCGGGCAAACCGTGACCTGCCATCCCGTCTGCGCCGACACCGACACCACCGTCTCGGTATTCCCCATCCGGATCTTGAGCGTGCCGCTAGCGGCCCCGATCTGACGGTTCCAGATGATGACGAGGGCGTACGGCAGGTCCTGGTTCAGCTTCTTGTTCCGGAGCGAGAGCTTCTGGGTGAGAAGCGCGGTGGCGAGGAGGACCAGCGAGTAAGCACCGGCCAAGCTGTTTGAGGGCGGCACCCGATAGATGTTGTTCGCGTAGTTGTCCAGCTGATAGGTGGTGCCGGAAACGGATGGCGTGCAGGTCCAGTCGGTGATGTCCGTGAGCGTCGTCGTGAGACCGCCAGTGACCGGTGACGTCGCGGTGAAGTTCCGGAAGTCAGGATTCGAGAGAATGGAATCGTCGGACGTGATTCCCTTCAGCGTCGTGGTCAGGCCGCTTCCGGAACGCTGAAGGTCATCGATGGGAGGGGTCTGACCTTCGAGGTACCAGGATTCACCGCCCTGACCCTGTGCTCCGGTGTTCTGGTCGAGGATGCAGCGGCACCTCTTCGCGTCGAGGGAGGCTGCTTCGATTGGAAAGTTGAATCGATCCGTCGTCAACCGGAGGAGCTGGCTCGTTCCGATGTTCGCCGCGGCGGCAGTCGGGGATCCGAACGTGATCCCTCTGCTCGGCACGCGCAGACGGTTGTCGATGAAGTACTTGTAGATCTCCGCCGCCATGGCCGTGTCGGTCGAGAGGTCGGTCCGGCCGATCACGCCTTGCACGTACATCTTCATGAACGCGCGCATGAAGGACTGGATCGCGCTGCGGGAGCAGCTGCCGGAGAGAGTGCTCCTGATCGCCGAGGCAACGTCTGTCGCTTCGTTCGACCAATCCCCGAAGAGGAGGGGCTGCAGCGTCTGGAGCAGCGAAACGAAGTTCGTCGCGTTCTTCGAGCCGAAGCGGAAGATCTGGTCGACCAGCTTGATGCCAGCCGCCCAGGCCGACTCGATCTGCGCTCTGGTCGGCGGTGCCATCGGTCCGGACCCCCTTCGTTACGCCGCCCCGCCCTTCGGCGCCTTGTTCAGGTCGCGCGAGAGGGAAGGAGGCTGCTTCTTGATGAACTCCGCCATCGTCGGAACGAGGCTCGTGTAGAGGTCGCGGGGCGTATCCCAGGACGCCCCGAGCTTGAGCAGGTAGATGAAATCCGAGATCGGGAGATCCTCCCGGTGGCGGTACTCCGGATCCTGGTTGCGCTGCGGCAGGAGGCGCTCGTTCTTCGAGTCCGCGATCGCCTTCTCGATGTCCTCGCACTTCTGGCAGTACGGCGCCGTGAGGAGGCGGCCGCCGGGGCATCCGGGCATGTGGGCGTGCTTGTAGTTCACGACCTTCGCGCCGGGGAAGGAGTGCCACGCCGGCCCGAGCGGCCGGATCGCGTGGTTCTGGACGCTCTCGAGCACTCTCTTGATGTCCGAGTCGCTCATGGCGAAGATGCAGCCGGGCCAGGCGTACTTGTGGCCCACGTCTTCGTTCGCCGCATCTCGACCGCGTTCCTCGCTGAACGCCGGGAAGGAGAGGCCCGTCACGTCGAGCTGCTGGAAGTAGCGGTTCCGGGCGGCCCAGAAGCTCGGCTTCCCCGGTCCGGGATACCACTGCTTCCACGCCGTGGTCTTGATGGGCTTGCAGAATCCGCCGTCGTCCCCTTCGGAGACGATTCCGCCGTCGATCTCCTGGAGCGTCGCCGGCACCTCGAAGTCGAAATCTCCCTCCATGAGGAGGGTCCCGCACCAGTAGAGGGCCATGCCTTCGGCGGGGTCACGGATGACGTCGACCGTGAGCGGACTCGACGCGACGCGGCTGGCTCCCGGAGCGGGAGCCGTCGAGATCACGGACGATCCGACATCCGAGGATGCACCTTCTCTGTCCTTGCCTGCCATATCGCCTCCCAGTTGAAACCCGAGTATGGTCGCGGCCTACGCGATCCGGACGGTGCCGCGCGCGTTGGCGGAACCCCAGCCTTCGCGGCTGTGGAACTGCCAGTACGGCTCGCCCGTGTCGCGGGTGTAGTCGGAGATGTCCCAGTTCGCCTGGGCCGCCGTCATCCCCTTCCGCACCTGGCGGACGATCGGCCGGAGCTCGTTCGGGAGGTTCCGGAGGAACAGGAACAGCCGCGAGGTGGTGATCCTCTGGCTCCCGATGAACTTCCAGTTGATCGTGCCGTACATGGCGACGTTCGAGACCGCGGCGCCCGTCGAGCTCACGACCGAGTGCGTGAGCGCCTGGTTCGCCACCTGCTCGATCACGAGGGTGAGCGACGTCCCGTAGAACACGCTGATGTCGCGCGTCAGGGCGACGTCGAAGAACGGCTGGCTCTCCGTGTCCTGGAAGTTCCGGAACGTCTGGACGCCGGAGTAGAGGTCGGTGATGACGCTCTGCGTGGTCGTCGAGCCGGTCTGGCTGACGCCGTTGCCCGTCGAGCTGCCGTAGCGCGACGTGGTCAGGTAGAGCGCGTTGCCGTCGGCGGAGTTCGGGACGGCGGGCAGCAGATCCGGGTCCGTGGCGACCTGGATGTACTGGTAGAAGATGCGCTCGGGGAGGAGGACCCAGCGCGAGCCGGTCGTGCGGGCGACGTTCATCAGCTGGCCCGTCTGCTCGTCGTCGAAGTTGCGGGGCAGGAGGACGCGCCGGCCGAAGTCGCGGTTCGTGATGGTGAAGTTCGTGCCGCCCAGCTTCTTCGAGGGGATGGTCCGGCCCGGATCCCAGCGCGCGGGATGCACCGCGGAATCGACGATGCCGTAGACCTCGAAGAGCTTGTCCGACGTGGCGTCGAGCCAGATGACGTCGCCGAGCTCCTTCACGATCCCGTCGTACCGCGGCTGGTAGGCGAGCGCGAACTCGCTCTTCATGCCGGGGGTCAGGAGTGCCGAAATCGCTGCGCTGGGCATGGTCTGCCCTCCTTAATCTCTCGTTCTCGGAACTAGACCACCGTCTGGGCCGCGAAGAGGCCGAGGAACCCGTAGCACAGCACATCCGCCGACGTGGTCGAGTACCAGTAGCAGACTCGACCGATCGACGGGGCCTGAGCCTGGGTCAGCTGGAGATCGTTGTCGCTCGTGGCGAAGACGGCCTTGCCGACGTCGCCCTGCGCCGACAGGCCCGTGACCGCGTACTGCTCCAGGACGATGGGGCCGGACTCGGCCCAGGCCTCCGGGGGCGGCGAGCCGGCGGAGACGCCCGTGACCTTGTTCGCGTCGCGGTCGCTCGAGGACTCGTAGTTCGTGCGGACGCAGACGCCCAGCCACATCAGCTGCTGCTGGTTCTGGAACGTCGTCGCGAAGCCGCGGCGGGAGGTCAGGCCGCCCGTGGTCGGGTTCGGCAGGCCCATGAACGAGCCGATGAAGATGACGTCGGTGTTGGCGACGACCCAGTTCTGGGGCCACGAGAAGCCGCCCGGACGGTACCGGCGGTCGACGTACGCGGTGAGTGCGGCCATGTCGTTCTCCTTCTCTTTGGCGCGACTAGGCGCTCAGCCCGGTGGCGGCTTCCATCTGGAACTTCACGAACTGCTCCTCGGTCTGCTGGGTGGGCCACTTCAGGCGCTTCATCTCGCGGTACTGCGCGGCGAACTTCGCCGCCATCTCGCCCTGCTCGGGGCCCAGGTTCGCGAACTTCGCGACCGACGGCGCGTTCGGCTCGACGGCCACGCCCTTGAAGTCCGCCATGCTCTTGGGAGGCTCGGCGGGGAGGGACTTCTTCATCTCGTCGACGATGGCCTTGAACTGCGCCTCGTCCGAGGCGAACTGGCCGATGAACTCGTCGAAGCCCTGGCGAAGCATCTTCCCCGAGAGCTCCTTGCGAGCCCAGGCGACGCGGTCCTTCTTGGTGACCGCGGCCTTTTCGTCGGCGCGCTCCTTCTCGAGGACCGCGAGGCGCGCGTTCGTGGCTTCGAACTGCGCGACGAACTTCGGGTCGACGACCGGCGTGGTCGGCTCGACGGGGAGCGGGTTTCCCTTCTCGCCCGCGAACGTGCCCTTCTTCCCCTTCTTGCCCGCCTCGCCGTCGGCGTCTCCATCGCCCTCTCCTTCGGCCTTGCCCTTGAGGACGGGGGTCGACGTGCCGCCGGCGGGGTTCGTCGGAGGATTCGAACCGTTGCCGCCGGTGGAGGCGACCTTCGTGCCGGACAGGTCTCCGGCCTCGCCTTCGAACTTCTTCTTCATGGCGGCGAACTGGCCTTCGAAGGCCGCGTACTTCGCCTCCATCGCCGACATCTTGGCGTCGAGGTTCTTGAGCATCTGCTTCACTCCGCCGTCGCCATCGCCGTCGGCGTCGAAGCGGCCCACGGGTTCGCGCTTGATGTCCTTCACGGGAACCTCCGAAAAAGTGGCCGAGTCGGCGTAAGTCAGGTCCTTCTGCTCGTCGCCGAGCGTCAGGTTCGGGAACTCGAAGAACGGGGGCTTCGTGTCGAGGAACGCGAGGCCGGAGATCCGGCGCTTGGCCCAGGGAACCTCCGGGCTGTGGTAGGGCAGTTCGCCGCGCTCGATCTTCCGGAAGGTGCTCTCGTTGACCTTCAGGTTCGCGAAGACCGCGGGCACGGTCCTCATGACGCCGGTCTCATCCTCGAGTGCGGCGGGACCGACGCGGTAGGGAAGGACGTAGCCGGCGAACTCCGGCTTCTCGAACTCGACGTCCTTGTTGTGGTTCACGAAGGCCGTCGCGCAGTAGTTCCAGTGGTGATACCGCTCCTGGGCCACCTGGACGTAGCGGTTGAGCTCGGCCTCATCGACGTCCATGGGCGCGCCCTTCACGCCCTTCTTCACGATGCTCATGATGGGCACGTCGAAGATCGTGAAGTACCCGTCGCCGTCGTCATGCCAGGCGTAGCTGCCGCCCCGGAGCTTGATCTTGGGCTTCGGGCCCGGCGCGCCGTCATTCGAGGCCGAGAATGCGGCCGTCGCCGTCGACTGCTTCTTCGCCTTGCCAGGCGTGACCATGCTGATGGCGATCGCGATGGCCTGACGCTGCGGCTTCCCTTCGTCGCGGAGCTTCTGGATCTTCGCCGAGATGGCGGACTGTTCGGCTGGCGTGAAGGAGAAGACGTCGTATCCGGCGGAATCGAAGGCGGCCTTCAGGTCGATCTTCGGTGTCGCGGTTGCCGTGCTCATCTCTTGGGAACATTAGTCCCGAGGAGTGCAAGATAGAAGTGGGCGGGCCTGGCGTGGGTCTAAAGTGCCACCTGACAACCTACCGGGCTGGACAGCCTGCGCCCAACTATTTGATCGGTGGCTTGACCTGAAAGCTCTTGATCGCTGTTGCCTGGGCCATTTTTCCCATGATGAATTCTCCGAGCGCAACGCGCACGAGTTCGTTCTCGTCGCGTCCATCAGTCTCGGAGATCAGGCGGATATTGGCGATCATCTGCCGCGGCAGATAGACCACTTTGCGAAGGAGTCGCTCACCCATCACAGTTCCCCTCCCTTGAATCCCGCATCCGGCCCCGCCGCGGAGAACCCGGGCGGTTCGTACCTCTTCACCGACCCATCCTTGTTGATCAGGCCCTTCCTCTCGAGCGTGTACCGACCCGCGAAGATGATGCCGCATCGGCACTGGTACCCCAGGGGCGGGCGCATGCGGGCCCAGATCGGATCGTCGATCGCCGCGATGAGACCGTGCGCCGCACGGTGATTGGGCCGCGTCCTGGCGTCGTCGATGCCAACGAACTCGAATGCTTTCACGACCTCCGCAACCTCCGGGTTCTGAACCTGAGTAAGCCTTCCCTCGGTGTAGGCGTTCGCGACGTTCGTCCGATAGACCGTCGATGCGTAGGCGCGTACCCAGTCGTGCGACTCCTCCGAGGCGATTCGGAGGATCTCATTCTCTCCCTTCCCGAGGTTCTCACCGGAGATCATCATCTGCGTGATCGCCGCTTGGACACGCTCCGTGAGTCTCCGCGAGATCGATTTGGCCATGGCGAAGACCTTGCCCTGGGAATAGAGCTCGGCAATCTCGCGGGCGCTTGAGACGAGTCTGGGTTCGCGCGCCAGTAGATCCTCGACTGCCTCCTCGAAGGCGAGGCCCATGGAAAGGGGTGACTTCTCCGGTTTCGCTTCGAACGCCGCCGCAGGCGCCTCCCGAAGACGGTCCGCCTCAAGCAGCGTCCGCCGGCGGCCGTGCAGCTGGGCGAGGACGAGCGTGGCGCCGAGGAGCGCGGTGAGGTTGGAGAACGCCTGCTCTTCATCGCCGCCTTGTGCATAGCGGGACTTCAAGAGCGCGAGAAGCGCCCGCTCGAAGGCGCTCGCTCGGCGGTCCAGGAAGCCGTTCAGTTCCTTGATGGATGAGATCACGCTACCCCCTTCCTCCGAACCCGGGCCGGATGATCTTGGCGCCGCCCCAGAAGTTGACCCAGTCCTTGACGATGCCTTCCTTCGGCTTGTTCTTCAGGATGATGTGGGATGGATCGATCTCGACCTCCGCATGCTCTCCGTCGACCATCGCGAGGAACGAGGTCGTCTTGCTGAAGTTGATTCCGCCCATTTGGCCGATGCCGGCGAGTATGGTGATGTGGCGGATCTTGTTCCCCTTCTGCTCCCATCCGCACTCCCCGTAGCCGTTGATCGCGCCCACCCACCATTCCCATTCGCTGTTGCCGATGTCCACGAGGATCTCCTTTCTGTTCTATTCCACCTTCGCGAGGACGAGAGACTGATCCATGATCACGAACTCTCGGCCGTCGTGTACGATCTCCGTCCCAGGCGTTTCCTTGAATAGCACCTGGTCTCCGGCCTCAAGCGGCGAGGGATGAAGGTCCCCGTCCGCCAGGAGAACGCCACCGACCGAAACGACCGTTCCCGTGACGTGCTTGGTCTTGGCGGTGTCGGGGATGAGGAGGCCGCCCTTCGTCTTCGAGTCGGCCGTCTTCCGCTCGATCACCACCTTGTTCCGCAGCGGCCGGAGAACTCCGTGGTCGATGATCGCGACCACGTCGACCTCCTGCGTGATCCGGTACTCCTTTCCGCGGACGCGGAGGTCCTCACCGGAGTATCTCTTGAAAATCACCTTGTCTCCGGGTTGGCACTCGCACGGAAGGAGCTTCGCAGTTGGCTGGTGCCAGACGCCGAAGCCGGACCACTTCACGGTGGCGAGGTTCCAGGCGATCTTGAGATGCGCGTTCGGGAGATGGAGAAGCCCGCTCTTCGTCATGCTCTCGTCCTGGCGCTCGAGGACGAGGCGGTCCGCCCAGGGCTCGATCTTCTCAAAGTCGATGACATCGTGCCCCGCGCCGAACTCCACCTTGGCCCAGAGCCCATGCTCTCGGATCAGGCGGTAGTCTCTCCAGAAGGCGCGCAGTTTCTCGCCCGCGTAGTCCATGAACATCACGTGCTCGCCGGGCTCGACTTTGATCGGGAAGTCGTTCCCGTCGTACGCGTTCGGGATGGCCTTCCCGCGAGAGATCACCTTCGCGACGCGGCAGGCCGTCGCGGCGTTCTTCGGGAGAAGGATCCCGCCGGCCGTCACGTCCCGGTCGAGGACCTTCACGAGAACGTGGTCCTGCGTGGGGATCAAGCTCTCAACGTCGAGATCGGCAGTGATGACGGTGCGCGGCATTTAGGCCTCCTTGTCTTTGGAGCGAAAGCTCACACAAGCCCCTTGAGATCCAGCCCTTCGAACTTGCCAAGGCCGTACTTGTCCACCATGCGCCGGACCTCGCCCTCATGCCACGGCCAGCCGTTGAGTTGGATCAGGCCAGGGTCGTAGTCGCGCCACCAGTCGCTGGGGGTGGTGCTCACTCGCCCGGGCGGCCGAAGGGCGTCGTCGTACTTCTCGTTCAGCCTCTGGGCCGTCATCCGGTTCGGGTAGCGAACAGTCTCGACCATGCGGTACCAGCAATGTTTTGCAACCAGGCGCCGATGGTTGACCCACTGGAGATGCATGACGCCGCCGTCGCGCCACTTCACGGGCTCGATCCGCTTCCCAGCTCCCCAGGGAACGCGGGAATGGAAGTGGTACCCATCGGCGGCCGGCTTCCAGGTTAGGTGCGGCGCATCCCTGAAGACGAGCGAGCACACGCCTCGAGACCAGTGCGTGTTGTCATCCTGGAACTCGTCGAGTGAACGCATCGCATAGAGCGGGTAGTCGAGGACCTCCCCGGGCTGCAAGGCGTACACGTCCTGCCGGATCCGCGCCATCAGGTTCGCGGTCATGATCTCGTCCGCGTCGATCATCGCGAAGTGCGTGCCGCCGCGGAGCCGGCCGAGCGCGAGGGAATGATGCCTCATATCCTGCTCATCCCAGCGCGACTCGTCCTCACTCGGCACCTGCTGCTTCCAGGTCTTCGAGGGCGTTGGATTGAGAATCGTCCTGCTCGTCGAATGGACGCTTTCGAGGATCTTCTCCTCGGTGGGCTGCCACCGCGAGTAATGGACCCTCCAGGGGTGCTCCGCCGAGATCTCGTTGATGATGTCGAAGGTCCCGTCGGTGGAATTGTGATCAACGACCACCAGCTCGTCGACCCACTTCAGGGCTGCTCTCATGGAGCAGGCCAGAATCCACGCCTCGTTCCTGACGCACATGAGCCCAATCAGTCGCATCGAATCCTCCTCCCAGTCAAACCACGATCCTGTTCCCTTGACCCACCAGCCATTCCACGTACCAGCGAACCGTTTCCTTCAAGCCGTCGGCCATCGACCACTTCGGAGACCAGTCGAGAACACTGTGCGCCTTGAGCGAACTCAGGCTCTGGTCTCGAATCTCAATCCGTTGGCCCTGGCGGATGTCCGGCTGGACGCGGGTCGCCATGATGTCGATCAGCATCCGGACGATGTCGATCACCTTAGTCGGCTCGCCACCGCCGAAGTTGAAGGCTCCGACCTCTCTGCTCTCCGCGAGGGTGAGATAGGCCGAGACGGCGTCCTCGATGTAGAGGAATTCGCGCGTCATCTCTCCGCCGCCGTAGACGACCGGCGGGATCCCATCCCAGAGCCGCTTGATCGTTCCGGGGATGAGCGTCGACCAGTTGAGATGGCCTCCGCCGTAGAGGTTCGCGCAGCGGGTGATGGCGATCGACATCCCGTAAGTGGAGGCGTAGGACTGAGCCAGCAGATCGGCGCACGCCTTCGAGGTCTCGTAGGGTGAACCGCCCCGGAGAGCGTGGGACTCCGTGTACGGGAGGTCTGGGGCCTCCCCATAGCTCTTGTCGCTCGAGGCCACGATCACTCGGCCGACCTTCTGCCGCCTCGAGGCCTCGAGAACGTTCCACGTCCCCCGGATGTTGATGTCAAGCGTCCCGGTGGGATCCGCCTGGCCTGTGCTCACCTGGGACTGGGCGGCCAAGTGGAACACCGTATTGATCTCGTACTCGGCGATCACGCGTTCGATGAACTCGAGATCGAGCACGTCACCGAAGGCGTCGGTCATGCCGAAGGCGCGGTTCAAGATCCCGCTCTCGACGAACGTGCGGTCTCGGACGAGACGGACGACCTTGTGGCCGAGCTTTCCCAACTCGTTCGAGATCCACGTCCCGAGGAAGCCGGTAGCGCCGGTGACGAGAGCCCTCATGTTTTGATCTCCTCAGGTAATTGCCAGCGGCGGTCTCCCATGCACTTCTTGCAGTGCTCGTCGAATAAGGCGATCGCTTCCTTCTTCGACAGACCGAGGTCAGGTGAGATCAGCGGGATCCAGGGCTTATAGGGGATCTGGATCCTGTCGGTGAACTGCTTGACCAGGCCGCATTCGAAGTAGACGACGAACCTGAAGTTGTCGACGGCCGCGATGGCGTGCCGCTTCCCGTCAAACGTAATGTCAGTCCAAGCCTTCACGCATCCACCCCGATCGCTTCGCGGAACTCAACGCGGTACCAGTCGAGCCACGTGGCATGGGCTGGAAGGAGCTTCTTCAGGAAGGGCGCGAGCCGCGGCCAGTTTGGAGCGGACCACCCAGGCCGGAGGCTGTGGGAGTCCGCATACCGGTTTACATCGCAGAAGAACGGCCAGGAGGAGCGATCAAGCCGGTCCTTGGGGGGGTGGCCGTCGCTAACGATCTTCAGCACGCGGGACGGGTAATATTGCGATTGCTTGATCTTCTTCGAGACGACCAGTTCGTCCGTGAACCAGACGGGCCAGAAGAACTTAGAGTCCGCGGGGCGATTCGCGGCCTTCGCCGCCGCGCACTCGGCCTCCCAAGCCTTCATCTTGTCGGGCAGGCCGTACTCCTCGAAGTTCCGTCGCATGCACTCGCTCATCCTGCCGATCTCGAGGCCCATGACCTCCCGCCAAGTGCCGGCAAGCATCGGCGTGTGGCAGCTGGGCCAGTGCGTCTCCTCCTCGCCGATGTAGGCATTTGCGTAGAAGAGGGCGATCGGGTGCTTCTCGGGATCGTGCTGGTGATAGAACTCCTTCCTGATCGGCAGGAGATCAGCGTCGCTCGGCATGAGGTAGTCGGAGTCCGCGAAGTCGTGGCACGCGGCGTACTGCCGGCAACACTGAGCGACGGTCTTGTCCTCGACGCCCTGTATCCTGTCGACGAAGACCTTGTGGATCGACCGGTCGTCGGCGGCCTTGAGAACGACCGAACCGTACCTGTGGGAGCGCCAGTCCTCCTCGGTCCCGACCAGGAATAGCGAGGGTTCATAGCCGATGCGCTCACGCCAGCAGAGGGCGGCGATGACCGAGAGGAAGGAATAATCGTGGTCCAGGGTCGAGCCGATGATCGCGCGCTTGGTCATACGAGAATCTCCAAACCGCGCAACGTGAACAACGTATCCCAATAATTTTCCGAACAGCAGTAACGCCGTTCCCACTGATGCACCGGCACGTCGTACCACTGCCGCATCCGCTCGACGAGGAGGTCGCAGCCCTCCCGCCCCCGGCCGCGTCCGGTGTGCTCGTGGAAGCTGACGACTACTTGGCGGGCAATGGGCCCGGGCCAGGACTCTAGGATGTCGTACTCGGCCCCCTCGACGTTCAACTTGACCACGTCGAACATCTGGATTCGGCAGAACGACATGATCCCCTGGATGTCCGTGGTGGCGATGAAGTGATCGGCCTCGCCGCGCTTCAAATAGGAAGCCTCCGGATCGTCGCACTGGACGAGATGCCAGTCCCCAGGCTTCCCGGTGCCGACCAAGCCCATGCGGTAGAAGTTGAGGTTCGTGATGCGGAGGTTCTCGATGTCCGGCGCCGGGTCGAAGGCGTATACCTTATGCCCGCGCTCCGCGAACCAGCGGGAGAAACGGAAGCCACGCGCGCCGGCGTCGAGCACCGCGCCGCCGCGGAGGAGGTCCGTCGCGACGCTGTGGTTGTCGATGACCTCAATCTTCATAAGGCCATTCGTCTCCGCCAAACAGCTGATCTGAGATTGTCGCAGGTGCGACGGTCACGGCTTCTGTAAAGGTTCCCGTTGTAGTAATTTGTTCTGATTCGCAGGATTGTGTTCGCTGCCGTGTAAGGATGACCTTGAGGGCAATGTCTACGGTTGGCTCGTGGGTGCCTTCCTCGGGTTACGCAATCATGTAGGTTCTTAGACTGAGTGCCCAATTCAAGATGATTGGGATTGAAGCAGAGAGTCATGTCGCAGGAGTGAAGGACCTGGAGACCGGAAGGGATGCACCCTACAACTAGCTGATAAGCGGCCCGGTGAACAAGCATTGTCCGCCCACCAATGCGGACGTGGCCGTACCCAGACGTGGTCTTTGCTCCGCCCCAGAGAATGCAGAGGTTCGTCTCTAGGATCTGATTTAGGAAGCTAGAAGCGTCCATCGTATCCCGTTTTGATGACTGCGTTCTGGTTCTTGAACTCCGCCTGACAGAAGTGTTCGTAGATCGAGAACGGCTCAAGGTCCCGCTTGTGGAGCATGAGGGAGAAGCAGGCCTCGTCCGAACGGTGCCCCTTGAAGCGCGGATCGGTCGAGTGGACCTCCTTCTTCGGCCCGTCGCTCACCCGGAGGGACGTCATCTTGTCCGGCGCGAACTCGCTGTGGGAGGTGTAGAACAGCCCGTCCTCGGCAAGCCGGAGCCACTCCTGGAGGAACGGCCAGCCCAGGATCTCCGCCCTCCGAAAGTCGATGGCGACGATCGCCCCGCCGCAGAGCTTGAGGTCCATCGCCTGATCCCGGCTCATGCCGTACTTCGCGAGCGCCTGGTCCGAGATCCACTCCCCGAGCGGCTCGTTTCCGGCGGTCAGATAGTAGCCGGTCTCTTCGAGCCTCTGCAGGATGGGGCTCAAGTCTCCGACGACCTCGCACGCGGCGTCGAGCCAGATCCCGACGTTGAAGCCGGCCCAGTAAACCGCCTTCATGGCGTGGGCCTTGAACTCGTAGTGCGACGTCTGATGAGGCGGGCTCTTCGGAGGCCAGCAGTCCCGAAAGAAAAGCCGCGGCAGGTTCGGGTTCCACCGCTTCAGGCTTGCCTCGAGGCGGTCGAGATATGGGACGTACCGCTCTCGGCATCCGACGCTCGTGATGCAGATCCTGGGGGTCATATCTTGATCCCCAGCTTCTCGAGGGCCAGAGGGATGTCCCACTTGCCGGTCACCGGAACTCCGCAGAAGGAGGTGAATCCGCCGTACATGTGGGAGAACGGGCGCTCCGCCTTCTTCGTCCCGAGGAGCACGCCTTCCGGGTTCGGCTCTCCTCCGCCGGGGAAAGGCCGGTAGACGGCGCCGACTTGGGCCATGAGGAACGAAATCACCACGTCCTCGTTGTGGGAAAAGTTGAGCGTGAGCATCTCCTGCTTGATCTGCTCGAGGCGCGGGTCGGGGAGCGCTCCCATTTTCCGCACGACGCCGACGCGGCCAGCCTGGAGGCAGCCCGAGAAGAAGGTCCAGTGATCGGTGTTCAGGGACGGCACGGGGTAGGTGATCGAGTGAGGGAAGCCGCAGAAGTCTCCCGCGAGCTCGTTCTTGACCTCGGGGGAGTGGAACATCGCATCCGAGTCCGAGTAGATCAGCCAGTCGTCGTCGGAGAGGGCAGGATCCGACGCCATCTCGCGCCAAGCGTCGAGCTTGCACATCGACGAATCCCAGCACCATTGCCCGAAGTCCTTCCGGCTCTGCAGCCGAAGCGTGACGCCGTTCTCCTGGCAAAAGGCCGTCATGCGTTCGGTGATTGGCTGGGTCGGGTCGAAGTAAATCGTCCACGGTTCCGGGGAGAAGCGCCTCCAGGACCGGACGAGCAGCTCGGAGCTCCTCCAGTCCCGCTGGCAGGTGAAGTTGAACGGACGGATGATCATGGCTTCCTCCACCACACGGTCGAGATCTGCTCAGGAAGCCGGGTCCAGTCCGGCTCCGGATAGCCGAGCTCCGAGAGAACCTGGAGCGTCGCGCGCCTCGCGCTCGTGGCCCCGGCCTCGCCCCAGTCGTCGCTGATGATGTATCCGCCCTTCGAGACGAGCGGATAGAGGTGGCGGAAGACGGGCAGCGTGGAGTCGTGAAGGTCGACGTCTACGCGGAGAAGGGCGAGTGGCCCGAGCGTCTTCGCGACGTCCTTGAGCGTGTCCTGGAACCAGCCCTCGTGGTAAACCAGGATGCTCTTCGCGACGTGCCATTTCTCCATGTTCTGCTCGACCTGCCACCGCTCGGCGAGCAGGTAATTCCCAGCCTTCCCGTGTTCGCGGTCCTCGTTCACGCCCAAGAGCCGCTTCTCGTCTTCGGTGTCGTCCGGTCCTGCCATGGGAAGTCCCTGGAAGCTGTCGAAGAGATGGACCTTCCTTTCGAGCTTCCCGTAGGTCTCGGAGACGTAGGCCATGCAGGCGGGATGGGCGCCGGCGTTCACGCCGCACTCCGCGAAGTCCCCCGGGATTCCCTCGGCGATCGCGCGCTTGGCCAGGCAGATCGTATTGAAGCGCGCCACCGCAGCACCGCAGGCGACGGTTTTCTGGGCATAGAGCTTGTCGTGCAGCCTCACGTCGGTCCCTGGATCCCCACCTACGATTTCCATTGCAGGTCCTCAAGTCGCCGAACGGCATGGAGTCGTCGCTCAAGACCATCGTGTAGGGTCGGAAGCGGCGCCATTCCCAACAGTACTTGAAGAGCTTCCTCATCTCCGCATAGCCGTAGTTGCCGCCGGCACCGTAGTCCTCCTCGGAGTCGTGGGCTACGATGAAGGTGCACCGGCCTTTCAATCTCAGGATGGTGGAAGCTCGGCACTCCCCGGGAGCCTGGTCGACGAGCGCGACGGACCAGTTCTCCTTCTCGATCTGGTCCCACTCCTGCCAGCCCGCCTGCCACTGATAGAACTCACCCTTCTTCGTTCGGTCCGGGGTGATCAGGTGGAAGGAATGGTTCGGGCTCTGGTAGTTCTCGTACTTCTTGAGCCAGGCCGGATCCGTCTCCGCCGTGACCACCTTGCGGCCCGTGGCCCTCGAGATCAGATGTAACATCGTCGTTGAGTGATCACCCGCGCCGAGCTCCAAGATCGGGCCGGTCGTCCGCGTGATGAGCGCCGCGAAGACGGGATAAAAAGTGCCAAAATCATGGATGCTCATTGCACGAAGATCCTTTCCGCCTGAAGGATGGCCTCGTTCGGATGATGCTGGTCGTAGAACCGCGCGGCGCGCTCGGCGTCATAAACTCCGCCGACATGGTTCGAAAGCCGGTCCTCTTCGCACTGCTGCGGGATCACGTCCAAACGCGTCTTGCAGAGCTCGTTCAGGTATGCACGCTTCGTGTGGATCACGAGGTCTGTGGCGACGTTCGGCACCACGTAGCCGTTGAGGAACAGCTGGTCCCCGCCGTGGCGGTTGTAATCGATGTGGAGGCCCGCGCCACGGTCGAGGAGTTCCGGAAGGCTCTTGCACTCGAAGCGCTGGCGGAACTTGCGCGCGTCCCAGGCGCAGGTCCCTCCCATCAAGCCCGAGTGGCTGATCGAGTCCTGGATCGCGTGCGCGGTCGCCTGTCGGCCGATGAATTCCTCCACCATCTTCCGGTCCCGCGGCATTGGGAGGGAGTCCACGTCCCGGCAGACCAGGTAGTCCACGTCCCAGTTGAAGATCGGGTTCATCCGCTCGATCATCCCACCGATCCCCGTGAGGCTCTTCGACGGCCCGAACGGGAAGAGCTTGAGGAGTCCGGCCTGCTCCATGCGTGAGACGGCATTCCAGTACGGGTACTCGGTCACCCGATTGTCGTGGAAGATCCAGAGCTCCCAGCCATGCCAGACGTACTGGTGGGCCCGGATCACCGCGGGGAGGAAGTTCACGAAGAAGCGGCCCTTCGCCGCGCCGCAGTTGTCCTGCTCGTAGCAGGAGAACTCGGAACGGAAGAAACTGTAGGCGACAACGTTCATGTTAGCTGTCTCCGGTGCTCGGCGAAGGCTCGGACGTTCAGTATCATCTGGGGGTGCCAAGGCTTGATGACGGCAAACGCTTCATCGATGCTCTTGCCCTCGGAAACGAGAATGGCGGCGGCGATTGCGGCCGATCTGTTCGTGCCGCCCATGCAGTGAACGAAAGTTGCGCCGTTCTGAAGTCTGTGAAACTCCACGATCATGTTGAAGATCGCAGGACAGACGGGCTCGTGATCTGCCCATGCAAGAAGCAAGACTTCAAGCTCGTTGTGATACTCGATGCCGTGCACGACAAGCCGTTCGCGTGCTCCCGGGCAGATAACAGCTTTGATTCCCAACTCCCTCCAACGATCTGAGCGGGGAGATACAGTAGCCTTGGCGTCCTCAGCGTCGCCTTGGAATAGGCGATTTGTGATCTGTTTGAATCTCATTCGAGATAGACCGGCGCGAGCCAGCCCTCCTTCTCCAGCTCCTTGCTATCGGCCAGGACCTCCTTGAGCATCTCTGCCGTGATCTCCCACGTTTCTGTCTTCTTCGGATAGGCAATGGGAACGTCACTGGGATCGTCAATGGGACCAAACAGTCCCAAGCAAGCAGTGGAGAGCCTCATCCCCGACAAGCTGGGCTTTGACAGATCAAACTCAGCAACGCCCCAAAGTGGCCCCACCTCGGGATTACAGAGCGGGACTATCTGCCCATGCAGGACTCCATCGATGATGTGCGTGAGGCGAAGATGCCCGACGATGCTTTTCATTTCACCGTTCATGAGGCCCTCAAGACCCAGAGCGAGTCGTAGTAGTTCACGCCGTCGGGGAAAGGGGTGGGATCATGCTTGACCAGGTCGTACCATTGGCCGAGGTGCTTGATGATCCGGTCGTACACGCCGGCTCCGTGCTTCGCCGTTCCCTGTCCCGTCGGCTCGTGGAACTCGACGGAGATCTGAGTCGCCACCGGGCCCGGCCAGGTGAGAAGCACGTCATACTCCGAGCCTTCGATGTCCATCTTCACGAGGTCGAAGCGCACGCCGAACTTGTCGGCGAGCTTGCGGATCGTGATCGTCGGCACCTCTTGAAGGGTATGGTTTTCCTCGAAGATGACTCGGCCGGCCTCCTGAGCAGCGATGTACCGCGCAAACTCAGGCTTCCCTTCGCCCACGAGCGCCATGGGTAAATCCGGCGTGATCGATGCATCCGCGTCGATCGTCACAACGTGATGCCCACGATCCTCCATGAAACTGGCGAACTCGTAATCCCTGCACCCCGCGTCGAGGATCCAAGCCTCTTGGGGGATACGATCCTCGTCAAAGGAGTGGCCCGCGGCTGAGATGATCTTCACGTCTTACTCTCCATCCACCTCACTTCAGCCGTTATGGCAGCGACCTCTAGATCGAGGATGTCGATGGGAGCGTCCGCTGACGTGAAGTACTTCTCAGGGTCACGCCCAGCGCTCATGACCCACACGAACTCTCCAAAGCAGGAGGCGCACTGGCAGAGCTTCACGAAGCGCGCCATGGTCCCGTTGTTCACATTCACGAACCCAACGGAGGTTTGCCGGGAAGAGCAGTGCGGGCAGGTCGGCATTACTTCACCGTCACCTCTTCCGGTCGCGCCATGATGATGGCGTCGCGCTCGATCCGCACGGTCTTGTAGCTGTGCGCGGCCGTGAGATTGATGACCTCCTGCTCTCGGCCTTCGGAGCGGACGCAGAGCACCCGCGGCCAGGAAGCCCAGACTTCATCGCTCGTGGAGAGGTCCTTGCCGAGCCCCGGGACGTTGACGACGAGAACGTGGAACGGCCCAGGGAACGCGTCGAGGATCTCTCGCATGGTCACGGCGCGCATCTTGTAGTTGGAGTCTACGTCGATGTAGTGCGGTGCCATCGCGAGTGGGCCGTGGACGTAAATCACCGGCTTTGAAGTGTCCCGATTCTCCGCGAAGGAGTCCGCCAGATGATCGACGACCACGCCTTCCCAGCCGTCCGCCGCGAGCGCGTTCGTCACTTCCGGCCACTCGCCCAGAGCGAGGAACTTGCCTTTGAAGTCCTTCTGGAAGTTCTTCAAAACGTGGTGAGTCTCGTTCATCCTATTCTTCCTCCTTCAGGGAACCCGGCCGCCAGCGAGGTCTCAAAGAGAGCTTTATCCTTAGACCACGAGAGTCGATTGTTTCGGCGATGGTAATCCTGCTGCGGCAGGTAACCGAAAGACCAGTGGCGGTGGAGGAGGCAGAGGTCTTCGCGTTGCCAGAGGACGCCAAGGTTCCGAGCAACGTGAAGGAGGCTTTCGTCCGCGTAGAACGCCTCGTATCGCCCATCGACCGGCCCCTCCCCACCGTAGGACTTCCTGATCCACTGGGCGCCGACGAGCGGCGAACCGCAGATCCGCTGGGACGCCCATTTCCCGTCGATCCTGTCGCCCTGGCGGTCACCGGTTGCCTGCATCACGCCGAAGCCGGTGGGGAAGTGGTCGAAGAACTGCTTCTTCATCTCCTCGGCGGAGATCTCAAGCGGCGGATCCATATCGTCGCCGACGAGGAAGCAGGCATCGATCCCCATCGCGACGGCAGCCTTCGCGAGGGCGTTCCATGCACGCCACACGCCTGGGTATGGTGCCTGGAGGATCCAGTCGTAGCCGATGACGTGGAGCGGGCCGGGATCGACGAAGACTCCGACGGCGTAGCCGGCGGCTCGCCACTTCTGGATGGTGACGTTCGCGTGCGAACGCTGCGCTGTGGGGATCAGGACGTGGATGCGTTCGTCCATCAGATCTCCGTGAGGTTGCCGTCTGCGATCGGGTAAATCGTGTCCCCTGGACCAAGCATGTAGTACTTCCCCTCGATCTCCTTCGCGCGCCGCTCGGGACCCTGGCGCCTGTCGATCATCATGGCGGAGCCGGTGGCCCAGTGCTGTCGCCGCCGGCGAGGAGTCTTGCGCTTTCGTTTCTTTGCCATCTCTCACCAGCTCGACATCGTGCTGATCCCGGGAGTGAAAGGGTTGAGTTTCTCGAAGAACTCTCGCGTCGCGTGGGCCGCGCAGAGGTAATTACCTGGGATTCCACGCAAGCCGAGACCGCTCTGGGTCCAGGCTCCGCACTCCTCGCACTTGTGCTGCTCGTCCGATAGACAGCTGAAGGCCTTGAGGAAATTGTCGAGTTCGTATTCGCGGTGACAGCGTTCGGCCTCTTCCTTGGTCGCGTGCCCCTCGCTGTGGAACTTGGCCTTCGCCGCCACATATCGCTCGTACTCGGCGGGGTGGGTCTTTTTCAGGTCCTCGTCCCAGTCCTTCCAGCGGCGGCAATAGCCGACCGGCCAGATACGGCGATCGTTCATGCAGGTGTAGTCCCAGCGTTCGTCCTCGGTCCTCTGTCTGGCTTGGTAGTAGTTCACGCCTTCCTTCCCCCATCCCTGAAGAACGAGAACGTCGTCGCGTGCGGAAGAATCTCTTTGGCCTCGTCCATGAGGACCTTGGAGAGGTCCGACGCAATCCGCTGCATGAGTTCGGCGGGCTCCATGCTCGTGTGCTTCTCCGGAGAGCAGTAGATCCGCATCGTCCAGACTTCTGCGAGCGTAGCGAGCGCCGCCGACAGCTGCTCGTCGGTGATCGGCCGGCCAGGCGCGAAATCGAGAACGATCCTGATCTGCTCCCGCAGTTGCCGGACGTGGAGGACGTCGACCATCAGACCTTCGCCTCCTCGCCGGCCTTCTCGTCCGCCTTCTTCCCGAACCTGAGTTCGTCGAGCTTCCGCTGCCGGAGCGCTTCCACGGTGATCCCGAGTTCCTTCGCCTCGGCCTGCTCCTTCTCGCGAGCCTCCTTGATTGCGAGCGAGCGCTTGGTCATCCACTTCCTCGGGTCCATCGCGGCGCACATCCTCGAGAACCAGGTGGCACTCTGCTCAGGATCGGGGTTCCATTCCTTCAGCCGGGCTCGGCCCTTCGCTGCGGACTCCGAGGCCCGCTTCGCTTTGGCTTTGCGCCGCTCCTCCACGATCCGATTGCGGTCCCGCTGGATGTCCACCCTCGCGAGGTAGCTCATGGGATTTCTCCTTGTGATGGCGATACTTTCTGGAGGCTTGCCGATGGAGGATGACAGGCTGCCGCTCTCCGTAGACCTCGACACACGAATCAAACCAGCACCATTCCGGAGGCATCGAGACGAAGCGTAGGCGGTTAAACCATAGGTCCCCGGCGGACGGCTTCAGGGTAAACGTGACCCTCAGGCTGTCTTGTTCTGGCGTGAAGTGATTGCGATACGCTGGGAGCTCTGTCTCCTTCGCCCACTCCTCGACAAAGAGCCGGACCTCCGGAGTGTTCCGGAAGAACATCGTCCCGGTCAGGTTCTCCTCGGCGTGGATCGCGCTCCGCCGGAACCGGTGCCACGAAATGTCCGCATCCTTGAAGATGGACCAATCCGGCTTCTGGAGGAATGCGCTGTCGGCATCCGTGTACAGGATCGCGTCCGCGTCGCTGTCGCGGAGAGAATCCAGGATGAACCTCGGCTTGTGGAGGACGGCCTCGACCCAGCCGTCGTGCCCGCCGATGCGGTGGATCGAGTAGTAGAGATTGAAACGCTCCATCGAGTCGAGAAGCTGATCTGCCTCGCGCCGATAGGCCTCATTCGTGAAGAAAGCGCCGACCTTTACCACCGTTCCACACCGGACCGGAGACTGCCGATAGAGCGCTGCGTAGGGGTTGTTCATCCCCTCACGGCGCCGCGGCTGCCTCCGATCCCCTCCCAGTACCAGAAGAAACCTCAACGACCTCGAAGCTCGACTCGCCGTCGCGGATGACTCGCTTGTATCGAGCGATCTGACCGTGTTTCAGGAAGAGGTCCCTGTCGACGCGCGGCCAGCATTCCAGAGCAGACATGCGGTCCTGGTCGACGAGATTGATGATCCGCCGGTCCCGCACGTGAGGAGCGACCCAGTGCTCGAAGTCGCTCTTGTAGCTGTTCATGTGAATCGGACCGGCCTCGTCGAAGCCGGCCTTCACGTAGTCGTCGTGGAAGTTGCCCACGACGCAGTCAAACCCGAGCAGGTAGATCGGATCCGCGCCCAGGAGCCACGCGAGGTTGATCGCTCCAACGCCGCTATTCGAGGAGATGCTGAGTCCCTCGCGGAAGCGACGGCTCCAGAACTTATCCTCGCGCGTCCGGATGATGGGGGTGATCGCCGGATCGATCTCCATCGCCTGAGTCGCGAAGCTCGGCTTGAGCGCATGGAAGATCTTCTTGCCGCCGAAGCGCCGCCACTCGGGAGTGCGCCCATAGAGCTCGACCACCCGGAGGTCCTCGCTGAACCAGAAGGACGCGTCCGGGACGTTCAGGAAGGCGCGATTGATGACGAGGACCTTCTCTCGGCCCTGGAGCAGGCTCCAGTCGAAAAGACGGAGGCTTTCTCCGCCTCCCACGATGTAGAGAGGCGTCCCATCGAGGCTTCCTTCCTTGAGGTCGAACTGGGCCATTCTTTCGGCTTTCTTATGCCCCCGGGCCCGGCACGACGCGCTTCCACGCGCCGGCCTCGTCTCGGTAGAAAATCATGCCGCAGATCCGCTGCGCCGAGATGGATCTCCAGGCCCGGTCGAGGTCCCGTGTCTCGTCGCCGTTCGCGGCCGCGGCCTTGAGAGCGCTCTCCGCGGCGTTCACTGCGGGGGCGGAAACGTCCGAGGGGCCCTGGCAGTAGAGCCGGCCGTCCGTGCTCACAATCCCGCGAGCTCCGCACTCCGGGCAAATGATGCTGTCGCTCGCCATGACTATTCCTCCTTCGATTCCTTGGGCTTCTCCCCGTCGTCCTTCTTGCCGCTCGGGAAGCTGAAGTCTTTCTTGGGCTTTCCGGACTTGTCCGGTCCCGTGTCGACCCCGAAGTCCCGGAAGTCCGGAGCAGATCCTCCGGTGCCCGGAGGTCCCATTTCGGGGAAGGGGCCTATCGACTCCTCTTTGTCCCCGGGATCGTCGCACTCGATCTTCTCAAAGTACTGGCGGCGGGAGAGGGGCACGTACTTGAGAGCCGAGTTCATGACCTCGACCGCGACCTTCGGGTCCTGCTTCTTGATCTGCTCGCTCGTGAAGTGTGGGCGCCTGGCCTTATCCAGCTTGAGGAGTTCGATGGTCTGCCAGTTCCAGCGGAGGAAGCCGCACACCAAGTCGCGCGTCATGATCGCGTCATGGTCCTCTCGTTCGTTCTGGAAGAACGACTCGCTCGTATCCTCCTCCGTCTCCGATGCCGCGCGGGATCCCGTTCCTCCGACCGAATGGCCAGCGGGGCGAACGGAGCCGTTGCAGAGGCGCTCGATCGCCTCGTCCAGGTAGCGGACGAAGTCCATCGCGATCTGGTGACCGGTTCCCGAAGTCTCTTTGATCTCGATGTCGTCGACCTTCTCGACGACCGCCGCGTGCTGGCTCCGGATAGTGAGGAGAACCGTCTCGGCCGCCTGCCGGAGGGCTTCGCTCGTTCTCCCGGTGGAGCCTGGCCGGAGGGCATCGAGCTTGGCGATCCAGACGCCGTTCGCCCAGCGGTCGATGCCGTCGGCGATCTTCTCGAACGTCCCCATCTTGAGGAAGTGGTAGAAGTAGATCGGCTCCAGGAGGCCTCGAGCGTTGCCGGCGCGGTCCTCCGTGTCGCCGAACATGTACTCGATCATGCTGTCGAGGAGCTGCTCGGGAAGCACCTCCCAGCGCTGAGTGTCGGTGTTGTACATCTCCCGATGGATGCCGAGCTTGTTCAGCATCCCCTTGTCCCAGTCGGTGACCCAGTGGATGCGCCGGCGGTCGATGTCCTTGATCTCGTAGGGGACGTACCAGTCCATTTCCTGGAGGCCGCCGAGCGCGATTCTCTGCTTCCTCCAGAGGATTGCTCCGTACGTGCGCGCGAGGAACCTGGCCTCCGAAAGACGCCGACGCCGGCGGCCGAACAGTTCGATCTGCGAGATCCCGTCCTTCACGATCACTGCGAGCTGTTTGTCCTTGGGATCCTTCGAGTCGGAGAAGGCCTCAACGCGGAACGGCCGAACGATCGAGTTCGTCGACCGCGTGATGGCGCCCATCGTGGAGACGTCGTTCCGAACGACCTCCCAGATGTCCGGGTCCTTCATGAGCGCGAAGGACGGATCGTAGACGTAGGGACTGCGGAAGGCCGAACTCAGAGCGTAGGAGTAGATCCAGTCCGCAGTGGACTTGACGCTCTGGAGGGTCAGGCCGGTCGTCATTTAGATCTTCACTTCCTTCGATTCGAGCTCGAGGGCATCGGCCTTGTCGGGCATTTCCGGAAGCTTGGCCTCCGACTCGATGAGATGGAGAAGCTTCTCCTCCGGTCCGATACCGCGACAGGCGTTGAGCAGGTCCTCCCGCTCGAGATGTCCCGCAGGGAGCACGGTGCCAAATCCAGTGAGGGCTTTGATCACGGCGTACTTGATGCCGAGCACGGCGTCGCGCGACAGTTCCAAGGTCACCAATTCGTGGGCCTCGTGGGCCTCAAATTGTCTACCCGTGAGGACCCCGCCTGACTTGATGGTGACCTTTGCCACGTCGAATAGTTGGGCGCACGTCGAGGCCGTCCACTTCTGTGCAGCCCTGTGATCGGGCGGCACGATTTCAGCTTTCATGAAAAGTGCGCGCCATTGGGCCCTGGTCGCCGTCCCCTTGTACTTGATCGCAGGATCGCTCATAGCCTCTCTTCTCCTAGATGCCGATGCTCTTATCCGGAACCGGAGTCATGACGGGGTCGCCCTTGACGTCGAGAACAGGTTGCTTGGTCGCAGGATCGATCTTGGGGATCTGCTTCGTCGGCATCGCCGGCTCCGCCACGAGTGCCGCTCGGCGCGACAGGATGCTGGCCTTCTGCGCGGACAGTTGTTCCTTCAGACTCGTCCCTGCGATCGGCTGGCCTTTGTCGTTCAGTTGCTGGGTTCCGAAGATGGTCGCCACATCGCAGGTCCCCCAGCCGTGGGCGTGCCCTGCTCGACAGTAGGCCCACTGTGCGGTGAGGATGGGCAAGTCTCCGTGATCGTCG